GGACACAAGGGTGACGCAGCTAGAGCGGGCCGGTCCCTGCTGCGAAGGGCAGTCCGTCCCGCCCGAGGGTTCGAATCCCTCACCCTGGTCTGGTGCGGCGCCGCGTCGGATGCCCCACCCGTGCCGTTCCACGTGGAACACTGCTGCCCGACAACGAGCCCGCCCGCTCGGCCAGCCCGTAGAAAGCAACCGTGGAGGCACACGTGGGCACCTGGTACGCCACCATCGAGGCCCTGCGCGGTGCCCTCGGCAGCAGCGCAGCACGCGACGACGCCAAGCTGGCCCGAGCCCTCGACGCCGGGGCCCGCAACATCGACGGCCTGCTCCGCTGCCACGACATCGCCCCCACCGTCGCCACCCGCAGCTTCCCGTGGCCCAACAGCCAGCGCGAGCCGTACACGCTGTGGCTGGACGGGAACCGGCTCATCTCGGTGGACACCCTCGTGACCGGCGGGGTGACCATCGACGCCGACGACTACCTGCTGGAGCCCCACCAGTACGGCCCCCCGTACACGAGCATCGAGATGGACCAGGGCGCCGGCTCCGCAGTGTTCGGCGGCGGCTCTACCCACCAGCGTGACGCCACGGTGACGGGCCTGTGGGGCCTGGGGAACGACGAGGCGGCAGCTGGAGCTCTGGAGGCCGCCATCGCCGACGCCACCACCACCACGGTGGACGTGACCGACGCCAGCGTGGTGGGCGTGGGCAACGTGCTGCGCTGCGAGAGCGAGCGCATGATCGTGACCGGCAGGCAGGCCCTGGACACGACACAGAACACCACCGGGGCCCTCACCGACTCGGCGGCCGACGTGACCGTGGGCGTGGCCACCGGCAGCGCCTACCACGTGGGCGAGCGCATCCTGGTGAACGCCGAGTGGATGCTGGTCACTGAGATCGCAGGCAACAACCTGATCGTCAAGCGGGCCGCCGATGGCAGCGTCCTCGCCTCGCACCTCACCGCCCAGGACGTGTACGCCAGCCGCCGGCTGACCGTGACCCGGGGCGCCCTGGGCACCACAGCTGCCGCGCACGCCGATGCCACGGCGCTGGTCACCTGGGCGCCGCCCGGCCTGGTGACTGAGCTGCAGGTGGCTGAGGCGCTGGTGATCGCCGATCAGGAGGGCGCCGCGTACGCGCGTACGACCGGGGCCGGTGACGCTGAGCGGCAGGCCACGGCGGCGGGCATCAACGACTTGCGCCGCTCCGCGGTGCGCGCCTACGGCCGCAAGGCCCGGCACCGGAGCGTGTGATGTCCACCGTCACCGTCCAGGGCCCCATCTTCTCTGGCCCCCGCGCCGCCGCGGTGGTGGCTGACATGCTGGCCGAGGCCCGCCACAAGGTGGCCACCCAGGGCCTGGCCGAGGTGCACATCATCCTCGACCGGTCGATCCGCAACCCGACGCCCTACTACGAGACGCAGCTGACGGTGCAGGACATGGGCACCACCGACCTGGTGCATGACCGGGACATCATCTATGGGCCCTGGCTGGAGGGCGTGGGCAGCCGCAACCGCACCACACGCTTCAAGGGGTACGCGGCGTTCCGGCGGGCCACCCAGCAGCTGGACCCCAAGGTGCCCGGCCTCATCGCCCCGATTGTGGCCCGGCACGCACGGCGGCTGACCTGATGGACGTAGCTGGCATCACCGCCGCCCTGGAGTCGCACGCGCTGCGCCTGGGCGTGTTCGAGCGGGTGAACATGCACGAGCCGAAGGGGGCGCCGTCCCTGTCCGGCCTGACGCTGGCCATATGGATGGACCGGCTGACCACGGTGCGCTCCAGCGGCCTCACCTCCACCAGCGTGCGCCTGGCCTTCACGCACCGGATCTACACGAATTTCCTGGCCGAGCCACAGTCGCTCATCGACCCGAACGTGCTGCGAGCCCTCGACGCGCTGGCCGCCAGCTGGGCCGCTGACTACACGCTGGGCGGGCTGGTGCGCGTCATCGACCTGCGCGGCATGGACGGTGAGGGGCTGACCGCCCAGGCCGGCTACCTGCGGGTGGACAACGCCATGATGCGGGTGGTCGATGTGGTCTGCCCGCTGATCGTGAACGACGTATGGAGTGAGGCACCATGACCAAGAAGACGGGGCTCGGCGACAACCTGTTCCTGCACGGCGTTGACCTCTCGGGTGACACGCAGGCCCTGGCCCGCATCGGCGGCGGCCCGGGCGTGCTGCCAGCGACCGGCATCGACAAGAGCGCCGTGGAGCGCCTGCCCGGCCTGCGCGACGGCGCGCTCGAGTGGACCTCGTGGTTCAACAAGGACACGCTGGCGGGCGCCGAGGACGGGGCGACGATCTCGACGCACGACAAGCTGGCGGCCCTGCCGCGCACCGACGTGATCGGCACCTACCACCGGGGCACCGCCCTCGGTGACCCGGCCGCGGGGATCGTCGCCAAGCAGATCAACTACGACCCGGAGCGCGGCGACGACGGCAGCCTGACGTGGAAGGTGTCAGCCCAGGGCAACGGGTTCGCGTTGGAGTGGGGCCGGCAGCTGTCCGCCGGCCGGGACACCTACCCGCTGGGCACCACGAACACGACCGCCGTCGACTTCGCGGCCGGCTCCGCCTTCGGCCTGCAGGCGTACCTGCAGGCCATCGACTGGGAGCTGACCAACATCACCCCAACCGTGGACGTCAAGCTGCAGCACTCCAGCGACAACGGGGTGGGCGACCCGTTCGCGGACATCACCGGCGCCGTGTTCACGCAGCTGTCCATCTCGAACGTCATCCCGACCGCGCAGCGGGTCGCCACGGCAGCGAACCTGGCCATCGAGCGGTACGTGCGCGCCGTGGTGGTCGTCGCTGGCACCATCGTCGACGCGGACCTGGCGATCGTGGTCGTCCGCAACGAGGTAGCGACGGTTTTCTGATGGTGAACCGCGCTCAGCCCGCCGGGCCCGCCCGCGCGTTCCAGACCTACGCCATATCGGCGCCCAAGGCCACGCACACCAAGGCGGCCAGGTGCGCCGAGGTGGGGTGCAGCCTGCTCGCCAACGGGTTCCGCATCCCCGCGGACGAGGCGACGGACCTGGGCGCCCGCCAGGCCGCCTACCTGCGCGCCGAGTGCCTGCCTGCCGGCCTGCCGGCCTCTGCTGCCGTCCGGGGCCTCCGGCGCTACGTGGAGCACCGTGAGGCCGGCCTGACCGTGTTCACGTTCCCGCCCGGCACCGAGTGCTTCGCCGAGCATCGGGTGTCGCTGCAGCGCCCCGAGCTGTACATCGTCCGCGCCGGTGACTGGCGCGGTAACCCGACCGGCCAGGTGCGCCGGCACACCCGACCCGATCTGTGGGTGGAGGACTTCGCTGCCCACCAGGACCGCATAGCGAGAAGGAGAGCCTGACATGACCAAGGAAACAGGCCTCGGCTGGACCACGCTGAGCGTGGACGACGCCGGAGGCACCCCCCGTGACATCCGCACCGACGTGCCCGGGTTCAGCTTCGCGACGCCCCGCGAGGTGCAGGACGTGACCGGCATCGACAAGTCGGCCATGGAGCGCCTGCTGCTGCTGGCCGACTTCAGCATCGACATCAAGGGCGTGTTCGATGACGGCTCGAACCTGGCGCACGACGTGTTCAAGACGGTGCCCTCCACCGCGGTGGCCCGCACCGTCACCATCACCGTCTCGGGGCAGACGCTGCCGAACGAGTGCTATTTCACCGACTACGCCCTGGAGCGCGCCGACAACGGTGCCCTCACCTGGTCGGCGCCGGGCGTCCTCCAGTCGGGCACCGTGCCCACCTGGGCGTGACCGTGGGCGGCTACGAGGCACCCACCACAGCCTTCGCGCTGCGCTTCGAGGACCACCCGGGCCTGGAGGTGAAGGCGACCAGCGTCCCGGTGGGCATGTTCACCAGGCTGACGAAGCTGGCCGACATGGCGGGCGACGCGAGCGACGCCACCCTGGCCCGGGCAGCCGAGGGGATCAGTGAGCTGGACGAGCTGCTGCACGCGTTCGGTGACGCGCTCGTGGACTGGAACGTGCAGGTCAAGGGTGAGGCGGTGCCGGCCACCTACGAGGGGGTGTGCCGCCTCGACTTCCCGTTCGCGCTGGAACTGATCTTCGGGTGGATGGACGCTATCGGGGGGGTGGAGGCCCCTTTAGCGAAGCGCTCGCCGAGTGGCGGGCCTGCCCTGGCGGCGTCGCTGCAGATGGAACCCCTGTCCGACAGCCAGGCGAGCTGACCGAGGCCGAGCTAGTGCTGGGCCTGTGCGACCGCTGGCACTGCCTGCCGTCGCAGGTCTACGCCGAGGACGCCCGGGTGCTCCGCATGCTGCGTGTGGCCGACCTGGGCGGCTACAACGACCAGCCTGGCCCTGAGGGGTGAGATGGCCAACGAAATCGAGATCGTCGTCAAGAGCACGGACCGGACGGGCGCCGGGTTCGCCAGCGCGCGCACCGGCGCGGATCGGCTGAAGTCGAGGCTCAAGGACGTGGCCGCTATGGCCACCGGGTTCCTGACCGCCAACGTCATCCAGGCCGGGTTCCAGAAGATCACCACCTTCCTGTCCGACAGCACGGGCGCGGCCAGCGACCTGGCCGAGTCGCTCTCCAAGAGCAACACCGTGTTCGGCACCTCGGCCTCGGCCATCGAGAGCTGGTCCAAG